AATCCTTGGTTCTAACGGAGCAAATAACTCATGTGGTTCATCATGGGCGACAAAAATTACCCAATACGTATCAGAGTTTACAACAGCCCCTGGTGTTGATTTCTATACAACAAATACTCAAATAGAGGCATTTTTTGCTTCAACAATTACTTCCGCACAGCCAGTATTAATCTGGATTCCAGACAACTGGTCTCGCTCTTCAGTAATTGAAGCAACGTTCACAACAAACGCTGAAAAAATTGCCGACTTCGTTAACTCCGGTGGTGGTTTATTTGCCAACATGGGTTCATACGGTTGGCTTAGCGCACTACTTCCAAGCGCCACCTACAACAACGGTGGTTGTAACGGCGGCCCTGATGCAACGGCTGACGGTATTTCAGACTTTGCATTAAGTAACTCAATAGTTGCAGCCTGTTGGCACGGGTACTTTACCGGAAACGTAGGGACACTAAAGACTCTTGTTGATTATCCATACCCGTCAGTTTCGAGCACTAGAAAAGCAGTTTCTATTGGTGGCGGGTCTGTGTCTTTGCCTAGTTCTTTCACTCTTGCCATCAGTCCAGCTACTCCAAATGCTGGAGAAGACCTAACTATTACTGCTACTGCCCAGACACTTGCTGGAGTCCCTCAGTCCGGAGTAACGGTTACGGTTACTGTCAGTAGTGGCCCAGATGCCGGGCAAACACTAACTGCCACCACTAACGCAAGTGGCGTAGCTACATTAACGGTTAGGACAAATTCAACTGGAACAGCCGTCTACACAGCTACGGCTACAGTCAACGGCGTAGCCAAAACGGTCTCGGCAACAGTTTCTTGGAATCCTCCAACTACAACAACAGCTGCTCCTACTACCAGTACAACCAGTACTACCAGTACAACCAGTACTACCAGTACTACTAGTACCACTAGTACTACCAGTACAACAACCAGCACTCTTGCCCCGAGCACTACTACCAGTATTACTCCAAGCACTACCGTCGCTGTTGTTCCAAGCACCACAATAAAGGCTGTGCCTAGTACGACTGTTGCCGATACCACGGCCCCAACTACCTCGGTTGTAGAAACAACAGTTCCGATAGTCGCTAAAGTTACGACAACTACGGTTCACGACCACAGCACACATAGTCATGATTTGCCTAAAACAGGTGGAGCGTTTACCAAGAGCTTGCTTCTCGGTTTGTCGTCAATACTTTTTGGGATGTTTACACTTATATATATAAGGCGCAGAGAGTCACAGAATAAATAGTTTCTCCTATTTGTGTTCCTTTATTTAAGGGCACATTTTAATGAGGTACAATGTAAAAGCGTTTTTGTAATACAAAAGCGGTCGCGGAAAACTATTCATGCAACGGAGACCACTCATGGCAAGAAAATATTCTTATTACCCCAGTTTTGATGGAAAAGGCGCACAAGCAGGAACCCAAAAACTCGTTGAACTTGCGGGCAAGAGATGGAAAGCCACTAATTTGGGGATTTATTCCCCACGATTGATGCGTAACTCCCATACTGAGGGAAAAAAGATTGGCGACCCAGGCATGGAGAAATTCCTCAGCGTTCACGCTACTGGAGCAGCATGTGACCTCGGCTACACAGACCGTAAGGTTGGTCTTGAAATGTGGAACTGGTTCTTAGCACATACTCTTGAACTCGGTATCGAAGAAATTCACGACTACGCTTTTGATGCGACCGCGAAAGACGGTAAGCCTGGATACGGTCGTGGATATAGATGTTCCCGCGGCGAAGGCACAGACCCTAAGTCGGTCAAGATTTATGACGCAAAAGACAATGCTGGTTCATTCGGGGGCAAGTGGTTGCATTTAGAGCTTTCTCCTGCAATGGCTAAAGACCCAGCAAAATTTGAAGCTGCATGGCGCGCCCTTCCTAAGCCTGGTGCATGATTCCGAATGGAAGCAATCACAGTTGCTCTCATCACGGTAGTCGGTGCCGTACTAGTTGCCCTTGTTGAAAAAGGACGACGTGAAAACAAGTCTGACCACGGAGTCGTATCCGACAAGCTAGATATTATAGGTAAAAGTCTTGGCCGGTCTATCGACCGTGTTGAGGAAACCGTTGTCCGTAATGAAGTAAAGCTTGACCAGCACATTCGTGACCATGTAAAGGGAGACGCCTGATGGCCGGCAAGAAGCCAGCAAAGGTAATGGCCGGCACGACAAAACAGGTCGTCCTGGACCCTGCCATATATGGAATCTCTGTCAAGTATTACGGAACAAAGAACTCGCCAATGATTTGCCCATCTTGCAAGAAACCCTCCGTAAGAGGGATGGTTAGACTCCGTGGAGAAGAAACGTTTTGTTCCCTGAGATGTGCCGAGCAATCATCTAAAATGAGTACACACGATTCGGGAGATGAAACACAATGAGTGACAGTCCACTATTTAAAGCACGTCAAGCCGAAATGGCAAAGCGCGGCGTAAGCGCTGCCAATATTCCGAGTATTCCAAGTCCGAGCAGGCCTAATCCTTCTAGCCAAGAAGAAATTGACACATATCGCGCCGAACTAAATGCCAAATACATTGAAGCTGACCTAAAGGTTGAGCAAGAAGAAGCAAAGAAAACCAAAAAGAAGCCTGAACCAGTTATTGCGGCACCAAAAGAAACTTTTCCTCCAGTGCTAGAGAACAAAGCAATTCAGCCTGACGAAGTTAAAGAAGAAACCAAGGAAGACGAGGAAACGCTGTGAAAAAGCTAAGCCCAGAAGAAAGAGCAGCCAAGAAAGAAGGAGCAGCAAACGCTCCTGTTTCCAAATCTGTTAAAGCCAAGCCTGCAAAGAAGAAGCAGGAAGAAGCGCCAGTTGTTGAAGAGGCTAAAGCCGAAGAACCAGCCGCTGAAGAGACAAAGGTAGAAGAAGCACCTGCAGAAGTAGAAGCTGTCATCGAGCCTGAAGCAGAGAAAGCCGCAGAAGCTCCTGAGGCGTAATGAAGAAGGAACTGTTTCTTAACGTTCTTCTTCGAATATTCGCAACCTTTGCGGCCTCCGGTCTCGGAGTTGTAGGTGCTGGCGCTATTGCGGGCGTAAGCATGACTAAAGCCATATTGATGGCCGGTATCGCCGGCGTTGCCACCGTTATTGAAGGACTCTCTCGCGCCTTCCTGGATGACGGAAAACTAACTCTTACGGAGATTAACTCTGTATTCACTCGTTTTGACAAAAAGAGCGCAGTCGCCGACTCTGAAGTTGAAAAAGAGACAACCCGTAGAACCCCCAAAACTACAACAACACCTAACGCCTAAAAAACCCGTATTGGTGCTATTTTGTAGTTAGCTCATGGCTGATGTTAAGAGCTGAGCTAAAAAATTCAAATTTATCCAAACGAGAGTATCTATGGCCCTTGAAGAAATGATGTGGCATAACGACGGCCACAAATTAATACTCAAAATTGTCAAGTCGGAAATAGAAATAGAGTCCGTCTATTGCCCTCATGGCAACGAAGGCGAATGTTTCATAGACGAGTACGGATGTGCGGTCCGCTGGTTTGCTGACAGGTTCGGCATGGAGTGTAATGTTGGTTCTTGCTATGTAGACAAGTCCCTAGATGTCTGCTGGACCCTAGTTGGGAACACAAGAGACATGGAGTCATGCCAAGTTTGGTTTATGCCTCTTGCTGACGAGGTATTTAGTGCCTGGCTTGTCAGTCTCGGAGTTCAGGCTTCCCCACCTGACTCTGCCGGCCAATTGACATAATCACTTCCATGCCTTTTCTGGTCAATCTGTAAGTATCTCCAGAGACGTTAGATATGCATCCATCTCTAGCAAGAATCTCTGCTGACTTTCTTGCCTTGTTCTTGTCTTGAATCTTTCCCCTAAAGAGACTTGAGGCCAACGTTACGTCGGCCAGGCCACCCTTGAACTTGACGTATTTAAGAACGAAATGTGTTCCGGAGTTCTCTTTAAAGCTAACCGAGATGTTGCTATCTAGTTTCATCCCGAAATTCTATCTAGAAAACTGATTCTTCCGTGTTTTTTCCGCCAGATTTGACAACAGTCACACCAAATAGGCCGGAGATGGCTTCTTTTAGGTGCTGTATATCAGGGTGATTTTTGACTTCTTCGACGTTTACTTTGTAAATATTTTGTCGTTGTGTTTTTGTCTTTGTAATGAGGCCATTTTGTATCAATAATTTGACTGTTTTATCAATCATTGTCTCACTTAAATCCAAATAAACAGATAAAGCACGCTGAGTCATCGTCGGGTCTTCCATTAAAGCAATCAAAACCCTCCCAGATGTAGATATTAGGTTTATCGCGTTTTCGTTATGGTACCGAAAGACTTTTTGCTTATCGAGCGTCTTTAAGACCGCGTTGACCAAGAAGTCAGCATCCTTTGATTCGGAAGAACTAAGGGCTTCTTCTAATGCTCTTTTGACTTCTACTGACCTGTCGACCTTCATGAGGTAATACTACATCAACCTGTGGACATAGTGTAGTATTCGTGTTGACATACATGACGCCTTTGGTGTCGTAACCAAGTTGGAGGAAACGTGCTTAAAGATGCACTAAGAGCTGTAGCCCAAGGTGAAAGCAAAAAAGCCTGTAAATTTGGCTCCATAACCACATCGCTGGATAAGGAAACAAAAGAGGCGCTTATTCTTGCTATGGCAAGCGAAGCCTCAACTATGGATATCACAAGGGCACTATGTTCCGACGGTCACTCTATAGGAAGAGATGTCGTAGGTGTAAAAAGAGCATGTTTCAAGGACCCTTCCTTTAACTGTTGTATACGTGAAACTATCGATAGCTGCATAGCTAAGAACGAGGGTAAATAATGTCCGCAAAGAAAGAAACACTTTCTTCAGCTCTCGGGTCGATGGCCAAAGAAAAGAAGAAATCTGAAGAAAACAAGAAGGTCCTTGAGTCAATTGCAGAAATGCTGAAACTCAAAGATATTAGTCTCGACGATGTGGGGGACATTAAGAAGATAACAATCAACCAATCTTCCACCCAAAACCCAGATAACCCTTCCGAGACAAGGGATTCAGCCCGAGTAGCAATCCAGTTTTCACCCAAATGGGACAACGGTCCGGACTGGCCGATAGTCCAACAAAGCAAGCCCATACAACTACAAAAGACAACGACAAAACCTAAAGCCTCAACAGGGTTCAAAACCTGTGTTGTGGTGCCTGATATACAGATAGGTTTCTTCCGAAATAAAGACGGAGAGCTAGAGCCTTCACACGATGACAAGGCTATGGATATCGTTTTGGCAATGATAAAGAAGCTCCAACCGGATTTAGTTGCTTGTGTTGGCGACAACCTCGACCTTCCGGAGATGGGAAAGTACGTAACGTACCCTTCATACGCCCAAACCACCCAGGCTTCAATCGACAGAGCCGCAATGTTCTGCGCTCAAATGCGAGCAGCAGCCCCAAATGCCAAGATTGTCTGGCTGGCTGGAAACCATGAAGAGAGAATGCCAAAGTATCTAGTTCAGAATGCTGGAGCAGCCTATGGACTACGCAAAGGCAATACCCCAGAATCATGGCCAGTACTGTCAGTTCCGTATCTCTGCCGAATGGAAGACTACGGAGTCGAGTACAGACCTGGATATCCGGCCGCAGACCTGTGGATAAATAAGAAACTACGTATTATTCACGGCGACCGCGTTAAGTCTTCTGGCTCAACAGCCCATGTATATCTAAATAACGAGAAGCATTCTGTTATCTACGGACATATTCACCGTATTGAGACAGCCTTCAAGACCAGAGAAGACTTTGACGGTGCCCGCACTATCATGGCTGCATCTCCTGGATGCCTTTGCCGTACCGATGGGGCGATTCCGTCCACTCGTGGAGGCGTAGACCTTGACGGCCGCCCATTAACAAGGCACGAAAACTGGCAACAAGGCGTCGGAGTGGTCACTTACGAAGATACCGGCAAGCACAAGTTCTCCTATGAAGTAGCACCGATATACAACGGTTGGTGCATGTTCCGTGGCGTGGAATATATTGCTGAGTAATGACAACAATCGTCGGAATTCAGGGAGACGGCTTTGCCGTAGTGGGGTGCGATACACGCATCTCCTCTTTTAACGAGTCCGGTGACGCCTATCAGATATCTACTCTAGGTAATGGCTCATCCAAAATCGCCGTAAATGGCAAATATTTGCTTGGTGCAGCTGGCGAAATGCGAGCAATTAACATATTGCACCATGTATTTCAACCTCCTCCTCCTACCCCAGGACTAAGGGGAAAGAAGCTTGACTCCTTTATTACGGGTAAATTTATCCCAAGTTTACGAGCTTGCTTTGATTCCCAGGGGTATTCACCCCCTGACTCCGGAGACTCTAAAGAGCATAGAGCGGAACAAGGTTCTTCGATTATTGTCGTCACAAACGGCACTATCTACATTATTGAGTCTGACTACAGTTGGACAACAGAGGCTAACTACCTTTACTCCATAGGGACTGGCTCTTCTTACGCTCTAGGTGCTTTGCATTCCCTACTAGGGAACAAACGCCCAACCCCAACTCAAGCCAGGTCTGCCTGTACAAAGGCTTTAACCGTCGCTTCCAAGTTTGACCCTTATACGGGTGCTCCTTTACAGACATTCGTTCAAGAGGCAACCAACCGGAAGTCTTCAAATAAAGACCCTGAATAACAAACGGCCGCTTATTCAAGAGGCTATGTAGTTTCGAAAACCCTAAGAATCCCCATAAGGGTTAAACAACTTACCTAGTAGAAGTACGTATGTCTGAGTAACAAGCATGGAGTGCTTCAGAGACTGTTTTTTTCGTCCCCGAACCAGAGACTAATACTGAGTTCTTCTCTCGTGACCATGCGTTACACATCCAGCTATGACCGATATGGAGTAGCTCAAAGTCCATATTCATTAGCTCAAACCACTTTGTGTACTGCTCTAGGTCATGAGACGTGTGAGTTGGCTGTTCGTGTGAGTGTCCGTATGTAACTGGCATAACTCTAATACTACACAATTGAGTTTACTAATATCGTGTCAGGGTTAGGTATTTATATGTGCTGTAATTAATACGAACCTATATAAAAGGACGTACAAAAGTGCCCAAAGAAAAATCTACTAATAATAATAGTCAACCGTTAGAGGGATTGTATATTGGCAGAAAAGACTGGTTTGGACACGCATCTTGTAAAGGATTGACCAACCTAATGTTCCCCAAAGAACATAAGGACATTACCTATATAGCCGAGGCTAGAAGGATATGTAGTAACTGCCCTGTTAAGCCGCAGTGCTTGGAGTATGCACTCGAGTTTCCGGCAGCAGATATGCACGGAGTATGGGCCGGATTGACCAGTAGACAGTTAGCCGCAGAGCAGAGACGCAGGGGAGTCAAGCCGATTAGACCAACACTTGCTCAGATGTGGAGTCACTAATGAAGAAGTTCATCATGACGGTTGTTGGGGTTGCGTTAGTTATTATTGCGATAGACAGCTGGTTCTGGGGAGGATAGGGATTATCCCTAAAAGCTTCTTAAAAAGAGTCCAAAAAGCTAGGCCTTGCGGCAGAATTTCAAATTCCAAAATTACAAACGCAAATTACAAAATGCGAATGTTGCAAGTGTTGCAGAACGTCATGCCATCCAACTCGGTTAGTTGCATCGTACAACTAACTTGTCCACAGGGCTGCAGCAGGGTCTCGCCCTTCATGTATGCGACAATAGACTCCTCCATCGTGGGGAGAGAGTACTGGGCCGTGCCGGGGGTGGGGATTCCTTTGTCTTCCTGCAGCAGTAGGAAAATCGCGTAGTTCACTACCTGACCTACCGACAGGTCGTGCCGGCGAGAATAGTCAATCAGCTCGTTCTTTAGTGAGCCCTTCAGGCGTATGTGTACTTCAGACCACTTGTCAGGTTGACGGGACTTCTGAGGCTTACGCACTGTCTCTCTCTACGAGAGCTGTTATGTAATCAGTAAGGGTTAAATCGACAGCATCAGCTTGCTGGATTAATTTTTCTTTAAACTCTTTACTTACCCGGATTGTTACCGTACTAAAGGGTTTGGTTGGAATTATGGTTGGTCGTCCTGGGTTACGCTTCATTAAGGAAGATAGTACACGATTGCCGCGACCAATGCGTAGAGCAGTGATTTGCTAAGCGGGTCAATACGTCTTGACCTGTACGTCCACAATATAAGTGCCGAACCAATAATATACCTCATCCGATATACTCCTTTTTGTGTGGGTATTCTAGTTTAGGCATTATCATCCATCACCGTCAGGTTACTAACCTTCTTGTACTTCTTTTGTTCCAACTTTTCTACCACCTTATTATATACCCGTACAAAAGTTTCCCTATCTCCGTTGGTATGCAGGTCGTTGGCTGATGCTCCCAAAAGGGACATGGTCTCAATCATTGCTTCTGGTCTCTCCCCCTGGTAGAACTGACCACCCTCTGTTGCTTTACGCATGGACTGGAGTATGCCCCAGCTTGTTGCAGCATCTGGATGCTTTTCGCCGCCCGTCGTCATGTCGATGGCTCGCCGGCGCACTTCACCCGGACGTGGTAGGAAATTGGCATAAATCGCTAAATCGTTAAAAGCTTCGCTAGCTACGTCGTACTCGATATCGCTAAGCATGGCGAACCAGGAACGAAAGATGTGTTTCTCGTCAGATAGAAGTATCTGGAGGTTATACATCGCGTAAGCAATTCTGGTGAGTTCTTCACATTCGAACTTATTCACCTGTTAGCTCGCGAATCCATTTTAATCCTTTATAAGCCAAGCTGTCCCAGTCGCCGGCATC